CATTGAGCCCTCGCGAGCTTCACAAACGCTTCACGTCTGTCTAGCCAACGCGGCGCATCAATGGTTGAAAGGTCGCGCTCTGCGGCGCCGCCAGCCACCCACCACGGCGCTTCGCTAAACACGGGAACGCCCCTTAACAGCGCTTCACAGCCTGCGCTAGATGCCCAGATGACGACGGCCCACGCGTTTTCAAGGTCGCGCGCGAGGGTGACTTTCGGTTCGTCATTGCCAGGGTGCGGACGTATCCGAATGGGCCTCTGCGTGTAACGCTTCAAGCGCCGAGCAACGTCTTCTGCCCAACCGTACGGCATGACGAAACCTGGCATACCGAATGACCTATTCGGACACACGAGGATATGATCGCCCTGCTTCCGGTACGGTGCGACGTTTACGTGCAACGCATCCCATCTCTCAGCGGCGCCAATGAACCACCAGCCCGAGCCATTGTGTCCATCGCGCGCGATCGCGTACACGGTTCTGTTGCCGCGGTCGTTCCCGACGTACCCGTTCTCTGCCACCAACACTCGGCCGCCTGCGCGCTCGAAACGCACCGCAACTTCGTGCATTGAGCCGTAGCGATTCCAGATGACTAGGACATCTTCCTCGTGGCCACGAACGAAGCCCGTGTGCTCTGTGAGTTTGTACCCAACGGCCTGAAGCCCATCGGTGAACGCGCTCCTCCTATATACGGGATGATCCCTTATCAGGCAGTAAGCTCTCATTCGCCAAAGACCTCTTCTAACGTCACCTTCCGAAACTTCCTGATGCGCGAGATCGGAGAAGCGTTCAGGATCTCGACGCCCGCGGGAGTCGGGAAGCGCTCGAAGAACGGGGCATAGACGTTCGTGTAGACACCTTCTGGAACGACTACTGGATGCTCGGGATGCCAGTGCGCCACGGAGCCGGGATAGCACATGTCGTACCCGACCAGCACAATGCGTGTAGCGCCGGCGCGAATGGGAATGACCATGGCTTGGTACCCTGAATTCAAGCCCGTCGTTATTCCGTTCGCGGCCTTCGGCAAACCTTCCGACCCTTCGTTCCTCAAAAGGTGAATCTGGTTGTCAGTGATGACGTAGCCGCTATTCTCGACGCTGCACTTGTCCCCTGCGAATTCTATGAACTCCTTGTCTTCCCTGTGCCAGTCCCACCACCTCGCGTCCGCGAAGTAGAGGAGGTCCGCCCAAGGGGCTCGCTTATACGCGTTGTTGATTGCGACGACTCTGCACTGTCCTGCGGATCTGGCACGCTCGACGCGCTGGCACTGTTGCTCTGTGAAGCTTGGTCCTCCGGCGAGGCAGACGACTGTTTCCCCTGCCCAGACTTTGTTGATGACGCTGAATCTGTCGAAGGGCCACTCGACAGTGCGCCCGAAGACTTTTTTGATGCAGCGGGGTCCTCGTAGTTAGCGCCGATGATGTCCACTGAGTTCTGCGCTTTCAATGTCGTCGCCATCGACTTTGTGATGTAAAGGATCGCGCCTTCCGAATAGCCAAGGACGATGCAGCGCGGGCGAACCCTGACCTTTACGTCTCGCGGCTCTGAGACGGCTTGAGGTGTGTTGATGATCTTTATCACTTGGTGAATCCTCCTTCGTCGAAAATGCCCCGCCCCTCTGAAAAGCAGAAGGACGGGGCGTGCTGATTAGAACGCCGAGATGTCGCCGTACACGAAGGCTTCCGGACGGTAGACCGCGAGGGCCAGCCGTTCTTCGCACAGGATCGCCACGAGGTTGCGCGTGAAGAAGTCCGCGTGCTGATCGGACATGCGCACCGTCACGTTCTCACGGTCGTAGATCGCCGCGCCCATGTCGAAAGCGCCCGTCGTGAACTTGCCGAGCTTCTGGGTCTGCGTCGGAACGACCGGCTTGCCCCAGACCTGCGGTTGGTTCGCGTCGTGCGGGTTCGCGAACAGGTAGCGCCCTTGGGTGTCCTTCAGCTTCAGGATCACCGTCCAGTCGATCGGGTGCAGGATCACGCCCGATGCTTCCATGTTCGTGAGCGAAACTTGCAAGAACGCGTAGAGCAGGACATCGAGCCCTTGCGTGCCGGACGTAGTGTACGAGAACGCGGATGCTTGGTTGTTCACGCCGTTCAGTTTCCCCGACGTCCCATCGCCCGTCAGCAACTCGGTCTCTTCTTCCAGCTTGAGACCGTAGTTGAGACGGGAATTGATGTAGCCGGCGAGCTGCTGCGCGTCCGACATCACCTGACGCGAAGCACCGAGGAAGTGCGCCAGCGTGATGACGGCGGCAGAAGCCAACTGGAACGTGATCTGCGACTCCGGCTTGATCTCGCCCTCGCCACCCGCGACGGTCGGCGACGTGAGACCGCCTTGAGGACCGGCGTTGTTCGTGAACACCAACTCCTTCGCGTACTGCACGAGGTCCGATTGCGTCGGGATCTGCGGCAGAAGATCGCGAATCGTCAGGCGACGATTGACCGGCATGATGATGCCCGGCTTGCGATCCGCGATGACGAGCGGCTGGTTGCCGTCGAGCACCGAAGCGTTGAAGACCGTCTTCCGTTCGAGCTCGATCGGGGACGAATTGTAGCCCTTCGACTTCACCATCGCTTTGTACGCATCGGACTCGATGATGACTTCGCCGGAGGACTTCGCCGTCTTCTGCTCCGGGGAGGGGCGCTGACTTTGCTTTTGCTCGACTTCGAGGATCCGAACGCCGAAAGCGTCGAGCGCGTTCTTCAGCTCGGTCTGCAACGTCGCCGATTTCTCGCCCAGCTCCTTCAGCTTGTCTGCGGTCTTCGCCTCGATGGTGTCGCCGTAGCGCTTGGCCTCGTCCACGGCCTTGTCCATCGCGTCCTGGTTCTTCTTGATGTTCTCACGCAGCTCGTTGAACTTGTCCACGACCGTCTTCTCGAGCGCCTTGATCTCTCCCGGCGCATCGCGCAGCACGTAGCCGCTGCGATTCATGTACCAATCGTGGACCGGACCGAGTGCGTACCACGCGGCCGTCTGCAAGCCGGCGAGCACGGCGACGAACATGGGTTTTCTCTTGAACGTATTCATATACCTGCCTTTCCGTTTTTCAGATTGAGAGTTTGTTGATCGTGTCGATCAGCCCCGGCACATCATGCGCAGGCGCGCAGTCTGTGAACTTGAGGCCCGCGACCACTTCCGTAATGCGCTTCACCTCATCGCTCACATCCCGTGATTGCGATTCCGGTGTGTCTTTCCATCCGCACGAGGCGATCGACTTCGCCTGATTGGCCGAGAACCCTGCGTCCCGCAGATAGTCCTCGAATTCCCTTCTGGTCTTGATCTCCGAAACGGCCTTGACGGACTCGACCGTCGCGAGTGTGTTCATGGGGAAAGTGACGAGCGAGATCTCCCACAGCTTCAGCGAGGTGAGCTTGCGGATCCCCGCGTTCGTCATTTCCGAACCGCCGGGCAATACATCGTACCCGATGGACATCCCGTCGAGGATCCCGGCCTTGAGCCCTTCGTACGCGTTGCGGGCCATCGTCATGCCGAGCACAAGTTGCGCCTCAAAGTACAAGCCTTTGTCGTCCTGCTTAACAACGGCTTTTCCGATGGGCTGGCGGGAGTCGTGCTGGTACAAAAGGCGAACGTGTCCGTCTTTGGTCTTGACGATCTCTTGGAACGCGTTGCGCTCCACGATGTCGTTACCCGAATCGACGTTGCCGAAGATCGAGGCGTAGCCCGAAAACATCCCCGTATCGCTCAAGGCTTTCGTCATCTCGAACGGGCACGTGATCCACTTCCTGGTGCTAGCTGAGTCTTTTCGTTTCACTGTGTTCTCCTTTACACGCCGCTGTCGAGTTGAAAGATGTCATTGACGCGCAACGCATTCGCGTCTGTAAACCCTGCCTTACCGTCAACGTGCACGAAGCGCTCGGCCGGGAAGTTGTGCCGCGCCGCGTCGTCCACAATCGCATAAGGCGTCTGAGGCAGCGCATGCTTTACAAGCCAATCGCGAACCTCGAAGGCACGCAAATACTTCTGCTTAGGAACTTTCTCGTAGACTGGCGTCGCGCCGACGAGCCGCGCCGCGAGCGTCGGCACACCTGCAGCAAGAATGATGTCGCGCAACCCGTCAAGCGAATGGTCCTCACGCCAACTCGACGACACGACTACGTTGAGGTCCCAGTCATCTGCACAGCGCGCGACACGCGCAGCAAGCTCAGGGTCAATGCGAGGGTGCGGCGGCTGGTACCCGCCCGAAACAATCCGGTTGAGCACACCGTCGAAGTCAAGGAACAAAAAGCGCGTCTGATTCAACTTCGTTAGATCGAGCCGCGTCACAGATCTGCCCCCTTCTCGTTGTTAGGCAGACGACGAAGAAATTCAGCTAATTCCGCATCGCTCTTTGAAAGAGGTTGAGGGGCTGTCGCGAGACGTGTTGCTATCGCGCTCAAGAGTTGAATGGGGACGAGTTGCAGCTGCACAGTGTAGTCGTCCATCCCCGCCGCGGACGACCGATTCAACTTCTCGATCTGTCTCACTTCGTTCCGCGACATGATGCCGCTGCCCACATATTTCGTATGCAGTTCAGCGCGCGTCGTTGCATCAGCACGCAGCAGTTCGCTGACGTTGAACCGAACGAAGAACCGGGATCTATCTTTCGGAGTGAAGAGCCACTTCGACACCGACGCCTCTATGCGCGACAACCACGGCGCAAGGCAGTACATCACAAACTCGAGCGACTGTTGCTCGATGTTGTTATTCGTCGAACGCGCTAGGTCCGCGACCATGTGAGGCGGGACACCGAACAAACGGCAAATCTCCTGGATCGAAAAGCCGCGCAGTTGAAGAAACTGTGCATCAACGAGTGGCATCGTCCCGACGTTGGGGATGAGATCAATGCCACCTTCCAATAGCTGAATGCGATGCGCGTTCTCTAGCCCGCCCCACAGCTTGTTGAGGTTTTCGCGCGCGATGTCACGTTCCGGACCGGACAAGAACTTCGCGATCTTCGCGACCAGCGAGGGACGGGCCCCTTGCCCGAAGAACCGCGCCTGAAATTCTTCCGACGCTGACGCAATGGCGAGCGACTGTTTCGCGTACCCCACGGGAGACAGGCCAACAAGACCGTTGGTACCGAAACCCTTGACGTGCCAAATCTTTTCGCGCGGCACGGGTTCCCACTGGCCCCTGTCGTTCACCTCGTATTTGATCTCGCCCGTCGTTCCGTCTTGCTTGACGTTCATCCTGTCCGTGCAAATCGGGTACAGGGAAATGACGCTACCGTCTTTTCTCCGATCGGTGTAGCTATAGCCATTCCCCGTAAGCACAAGGTTCGTAGACTTCGCCTCCTTGTACTCAACCGATGTCATGTCCTGATTGGGAGACGCAGTGAGGACGGCAGAAAGGTCGTGATCGACCCGCTGCACGTTGCCCGCTTTGTCGCGCTCGTACACGTCCCAAGGCAGAGCACCGATAGCTTCCGAGATGACCTTGGTACAAGCCCACACGGCCGAAATCTGCAACGCGGTGTCCGGCGTAATCGGTCTGCCCGTATACGTCGTCTGCCCTGCAAGCCGCTGAAGTGCAGTTCCAAGTTCCTTGTCGTAAAGCGAATAGCTCATCGCGGCAGGCAGTGACTTCACTGCGTTATAGATGTCCGCGATCTTCCCCATGAATGAGCGCTTCATGCGCTTGCACCCCCGCCACCGACAACGGGATCACGCAGCCAGTCTGCGAACGAACCATTCTCACCGCTTACAATCGCACGGGCCATGCCCATGATGATTGCAACCGCGCCGTCTATCTTCATGTGGTTTCGCTCCTTGCGCGGGTAGACGTTGTCCTTCGCGTCGGTCTTGCAAGTGACATTCGACACCATCCACTTCGTCACCGCGTTGCCGTCGTGATGGAACCTGCGTCCTTTAACCGCTGAGAGTGTTTCTTTCATGGGGGCCGAGAGCGTCTTGATGATCTGCCTCATCTCAACCATCTCAGCGCCTTCCTTTTGCAATTGGTGCGCTAGCTGAGTTGCACGCCACGGATCGAAGACGCCTTCGATCACTTGAAACTTGTTCTTATCCGCAACAAAGTCGTCCTTAATTACGTCGAAGTCTATCTCGTCGCCCTCGGTCGCGGTCAGCAACCCCATCTTATGCCACTTGCGATAAGCACTCCCATTCGGGTTGTCTGGGTCGCTCAACGCGGCTTCTGGAATATAATAGCGCGCGAACGCGTAATAATTCGGTACCGGCTTACCGCCAACGATCAAGGTCTTCGGGAAGAGCTTCGCGGAGACCGCGATGTCGTCTTTAGACGCAAGGTCAAGGATGAAGTACGCAGGCTCACCCGCGAACTCCTCTTCTGATAGTTGCTCATCGGCGCACAGATCCCACAGATACATCGGCATCCACGGGCTACGTGCGCCACCCCAACAGTTGAGGTGCTTCGTCTTAAACGCACGTTGAGCGGCCGGATTGAACAGCGCTTTGCGTTGTTGCGCAACGAGGAAGTCACTGAATACGGACACATCGTAGTTCGGGTTCGCCTTGCGGAGAACCGAAG